AGTGATTACCTCCGCCGTAACCTCATGCGGAACGGAGGGTCTTTGATATGGCACGATGGGAAGAAGCCTACAGCGGTGGCAAGGTCGACCGTGAGGCTGGAGTGATTCGCGGGGTCAAGGTCTTGGGCCTCGAGTCGCGGAACCGTCGGCGATACTTGAAGGAAGCCGTCCGGAAGGCGATCCCACTGTACGAAGGGGCGAAGGTCTTCATCGACCACGACCGGAAGAATGGCGAGCGATCATTTAAGGATCGCTGGGGAACGCTCACGAACGTCCGCGCGGATGACAACGGGGAGCTGTGGGGCGACCTTGAATACCTCAAGAGCCATCCGCAGACGGAGATGATCTTGGAATCGATCGAGCGGTTCCCGGATTCCTTCGGGCTGAGTCACAACGCGGACGGCGAAGACAGGATGCAGAACGGGGTGTCGGTGGTGACTGAGATCGTCGCCGTTCATTCCGTCGACTTGGTGTCAGATCCAGCGACCAACAAGGGACTATTCGAGGGGTACGCAATGAGCAAGAAATTGGTGGAGGCTGTCGCTGGTTCGGTGTTGGCGCCGGTCCTGGCTCGCCTGCTTGAGAACGAAGGCTATGACGATATGGCGTCGATGGAGATCGAGCCGATGGAGGACACTCCGGAAGCTCATCTCGACATGGCGCTGTCGATGATGGTTCAGAAGATCATCGGCGACAAGTCACTATCGATGGAGCAGAAGCTGGAGAAGTTCCGCAAGGTGCTCGCAATGGAAGCCGCGATGCAACAGAGCGCGGAACCCGACGCGGCGGTAGCCGAAGAGATGGACAAGCTCAAGGAAGAAAACAAGGCGATGAAGGAATCCCTGGAGAAGATCCAGACGGAGGCGACCTGTCGCCAGTTGCTCGAATCGCTCGACCGCGAATGCACCGCTCCCCGATTGGCCGCGCTGATGGCCGTTGGTGAGCCGCTCCGGAAGTCGCTGGTCGAAAGCTGGACCGCACGATCCGAGGTCGGGGTCAATCCGGCCAAGCGACCGGCCGCGAGTCCTGGCAAGTTGCAGGAGGGAGCCGAAAAGTATCCATCCAGTTTCCAAGAGTTCATCCGTTCGATCGGCTGAGCCTGTTTTTCCAAGTGATTCAAGGGTTTTTTAGAAGGAACAGAGAACATGCCGAAGGGACTGAACCTGGACGATCGGATCCATCAGGTGATCTACACTCATTCGATTGTCGACGATTTCTACGCAGAAGACACCAACGTGTGGACCACGACCGCGACCGATAGCGGGACGTCCACCGTCGGCGATTCGGCCGGCGGTGTTGTGGCTCTCCAGCCATCGGATGGCACCGTTGCGGACAATGACGAGATTTACTTGCTGACGAAGGAGGTCTACCTGTTCGCTGCCGGCAAGCCGCTCTACGGCAAGCATCGCGTCCAGTTCACCGAAGCCAGCACCGATGACGCGAACGTGTTCGTCGGTTTCGGATCGGGCATCGCTGCGAACTTCCTCCAGGATAATGGGGGCGGGCCTGCTGCGTCGTTCTCCGGTGTTGGCTTCTACAAGGTCGACGGTGGCACCAACTGGAACGTGATCTTCTCGCTTGGGTCGACTCAGGAGAAGGTCGAGCTGAACGCTGCCGCGAGCCTGACCAAAAGCGCTCAGACGGCCGGCGGCGCAGCCTACCAGTTGCTCGAGATCGAAGTGGTCCCGACGACCTCTGCTCTGTGCGATGTGTTCTTCTACATCGATGGCGTCGCGGTCTACACGATGAAGGGCAAGACCTTCACGAGTGCAACCGAGATGAGCGCCGTCTACGCGCTGAAGAACGGCGGCGCGAACCAGGAGACTCTGAACGTCGATCTTCACGTCAGCGCTCAAAAGCGCTGATCCTTCCCCGTACTTGGTGTCGGTTTTTTGATTGTGGTTTGAAAGGAATACCAGATGAGCAGTGCGATTCGAAATCGGCACCAGGAGCTGCGGCGGTTGTATGAAGCCGCTCGCCGGGATGGGTGCGTTGGTCGGTTTGTTGAGGACGTGAAGCAGACTTTCGCGCGTGACCGGAGCGAGCTGGGGCACCGGTGGTCGATCCGCCACCTGTTCGAAAACTTCGTCGAGTCGGGCCGAGAGTACATCGATACTTACTGCCGACCCGGTGCGGAAGTGTCGAACTTTCAGGAAGCCGCAAACGCGGTTGATACTGCGGCGTTCTCCGTCCTGATGCAGCAGTTGGCCTTTACTCAGACTCTTTCCGGCTATGAGCAACCGGGATTGATCGGCGATCAGTTGGTCACGGTGATCCCGACTCAGTTCAGCGGAGAGAAGATCCCTGGCGCCGGCCGCGTCGGTGATGCTGTCGAGGTGGTCAACGACGGCAACCCATACCCTCAAGCGACCTTCCTCGAAGAGTACGTCGAGACTCCAGCGACGATCAAGCGCGGTTTGATCCTCGACATCACGAAGGAGATTCTGTTCTTCGATCGGACTGGCATTGTTCTGCAACGGGCTCAGCGGCTCGGTGAAGAAGTGGCCGTCAATCGTGAGAAACGGATTCTCGATGCGGTGTGCGGAATCTCGACGATCTACCGTCGCAACGGTGGAGCGGCTGTCGCGACCTACCAGAGCGACAACACCGCCACGACGAACGCACTGGCCGATTACACGGACATCGACGCGGTGGACCAGAAGTTCAACGCGCTGACCGATCCGACGACCGGCGAGCCGATCGCGGTGATGCCGAACGTGTTGCTGGTGCCTCAGGCCCTGCAGATGACCGCCCTGCGAATCGCCAATGCGACCTTGGTCCGTCAGACGACCGGAAGCACGATCGAGACCGAGACCAATGGGCCGCAGTTGCATCAGCGCTTCAGCGTCATCAGCGGCGCCTACGTGAAGAACCGAACCAGTTCGGACACGACCTGGTTCTACGGAGATCCGAAGCGGGCTTTTGCCTACATGGAGAATTGGCCTCTCCGTGTTGAGCAGGCGCCACCGAGCGACACCGCAGCGTTCGAGCGCGATATCGTTGCACGGTTCAAGGTCTCTGAGCGTGGGGCTCCGGCTGTGATGGATCGTCTCTACATGGCGAAGAGTACCGCCTGATCCGTTGCGTAGGGAAACTGAAAAGCGATACACTAGGATCCATTTTTCGGGGTGGATCCTAGTTTCGTTTGAGGGGTGAGGAATGGCTGAGAAGAAGGGCACGATTGAAGACCTGCGCGACGCTGACCGGCTGATCGCTGAGAAGCAGGCGCAGTTGGAGAAGCTGGAAGCCGCGATCAAGGAAAAGGAAGCTCGGGCGGCTGGAGGCGTGGTGGTCGACGGGGCTCCATTTCGCGGGAACGGCTACAAGTTCCGCGTCGGTCCTCGTGATCCGAAGTGGGCCGCAACTCTCCGGCCAGAGGACATTGAAGCCTGCGACGAGTCGGAAGCGATGCGGTGGTATGCTGCGACGCATCAGGACCCAGAGCGACCCGGAAGGGCACTCGATACGGTCAAGGTTGCGCTACAGGTCGAGATTATCGGAGGGGCAGAGAAGCGCGCCGAGGCATTGCGTGAGGCTCACAAGGAAGCGACCTTGCGGGCCAAGTTCGCGAAGACCGGGCAACTGACTGACGAAGAAACACGATGGATGGAGGAACGAGGCGTGACGCTTCTCTGAGCGTCGCATCCCTCTCGGATTGGCGGAGTATTGCCGACGGACTGCAACCGTGGAAAAGCCGCAGGCGGGGCCTCTACCCATCTCCAGAGGTGACCCGCCATTTTTTTCACTCATGAAAGGGTTATGTGATGGCCTGGAAAGTAAGATTCGACCGCGTGACGATTGATGTTCCTGAGGATGCGCCGGACTCGACGGAGGCGATTCGATTGGCTCGTCTGAAGTACTCCGGCGATGCTCTTGAGGTTTCCGCCGAGAAGGTCACGCGCGAGACCTTTGCAGAACCTGAGCCGATCGTCGCACCTGAACCACCACCACCGGAGCCCGTGCCACCGCGCCGGAAGAAGCGATGACATCCGCCTACCTCGCGAATCTGAAAGCCCGTCGCGATGCGATCGCGGCAGAGTTGGCTCAGCTCAACGTGACGAAGGCTGGCGGCAAGCCGAACATCGCAAGCACCGACGGCGGGACCACTGTAGATCACGTCGGCTACAAGGATGCTTTGTATCGCGAGTTGCGAGAGATCGACGGATTGATCCGGGCAGCGGCTGAGACTGAGGCGGCGATGAACGCTGGCGACGGTGGGCCCTTTGAACTTTCGACCGACCTGATTCCGTGAGGGTGCGATGACTCCGAGTGAATTGCGGGCACTGATCGAGGATGATCCGATTGCCAGAGCTGCAGTAGAGCTGGGCGACGATGAGACGTGCGCCGCTAGGTGCCGAGTGATTGCCGATCCGGTCCTGGAAAGTTACCGCGTTGCAGATATTAACATCGTTGGGATGTTCGCCAATCCTGTTGATGGTGAGGTGGTCTGCCAGCAGATCGAGGCAGTTGCGCAGGCCAACCCGATCGTGAAACGTGCGTTGAAGTGGCTTTTAGACCCTTCATCTCCTGGGTTAGACTTAGGAGATCCGAAGATCCGGCATCTGCTCACCCTGCCGATTGCGACTGGTGGTGTCGGGCTAAGTGCCGAGCAAGCTGCGCCACTGCTGCGAGCAGCAGAGAGACAGCCAAACATCACAGCCGCAGACGTTGCAGTAGCGTGGAGGAATAGCTGATGGCATTGCTAGATTACATTCAGATCACACAGGGCGCGGCGATCGTCTGGGGCGAGGCCGGAGCACCGGGCGTAACGGCGACGCTGAGCTTTAACGGATTGGCCAACGGCGCGGCGATCATGGGGGCATCGGTCGACCTGACGGAGAACTGGGAAGATGAGTACATGGTGTACTTTTCTGTCGAGACCGGAACCGCTCCCTCTCCGCAGACGACTATTGAGGCATATCTACTTTCGAGTTGGGACAATACCACATGGCCAGCGAAAGTTACTGGATCGGCAGGTAGTTACACGCTCGGGTCGAATGATGTGAACCTTCGCCAAGCTGGTCCTCCGACTGTGAGTCTTATTGCGACGGCTGACCTCAATACCGTCATCACGCAGTTCCCCGTTATCTGGCGACCTCGGGGCCGATACGTTGTGCCAATCGTGGACAACAATTTAGGACAAGCTCTGCGAGCCAGGACCCCCAATAGTGACAATCTTTCGCGCCTAACCATCGTTCCGCGTAGGTTGGTCAGGAATGATTAGACCCAGCCTAGCTGATTACGGAACCCACGGCGAGAGTGCTTTCCCAAGATACTGGGATCGAGTGCTTCGTGCATGGTCTCCCGTTCTCGGTCAAACCGGCGGCAGGGTTTATGATTTCTCACGCAACAGCAGATGGGGCCTGACAACTGGCATCGACCTAGCGACTCAGTGGGGCACCTTTCGCGGCAACACTGGCTTGTCACATGACGGTGTTGATGATTGGGTTGATTTTGGATCAAACGATTTCAGTGGTACTGATTTTTCCATTGTCTCGTGGTTTCGCGTTTTGACGGCAGTGATTCATTTTCCCTACAGCACGAGCAATGCGACCGGGGCGTCTGGGGTTGAGCTGCTTTACGGCGTCGGTGGAAATTTGGGTCAGATTGCGTCAAGGATTGCGGGCTCTGCTACTGCTCAGTTGGCGCATGATTTCGGATCAAGCGCAAACGCACTAGCGGATGCAATCTGCTTTGTTCAGACGTTTTCTGATTCGCAGACAACTAAGGCGCATGGGATTTTCGTAAACGGTGCGAACGCTCAGACCACAACCTATACATCAAACACAGCGCCCAGCCAAAATTGGTCATGGGCCAAGCGCGGAACATTCTTTGTTTCGGGAACTGGCAGTACGGTTCAATGGTTCGAGCAGATGGTTTTTCGCGGGATCATAACCGCAAACGAAGCCGCCGAAATCTATCAACTTGGTCCAGGCGGTTTATATCAAAGACGGAAAAGACGCTACAGCATTGCCGCAGAAGAGGCTCCCGCATTTCGCGCACCGTGGGCGACTCGATCACGTTCAATCATTGGCGGGGGGATTCGATAATGTACGCACGCAACAACGCCAGCCCGCGACCGATCACGATTGGCGCAGTGGTCCAGATTAGTGATGGTGCCGTTCAGACAACCGGCGTCTCGGTCAAGGTGCGCAAGGATGCTGAATCGTGGGCGATTGGTGCCGGTGGGCTTGCCGTTGAGGAGGGCGTCTGGAGTTACACACCGACGCAGGGTGAGACGGACTGCGATGCTTTGCAAATCATTGTTTACAAGACATCGTGCTACCCCAATAGCATGGAGGTAGTGTTCACCTCGTCATCTTCCTTCGGGCACGCTGGCACCGATCAATCGAAGATCGCCAATGCTTCCTCCACCGTCAATCTATCCGGCACCTCGATCAAAACGGCAACGGACGTTGAGACGAAGATAGATGCAATCGATGACTACATCGATACTGAAATAGCGGCCATCAAAGCCAAGACCGACAATCTGCCATCCGATCCGGCAGACGCAAGCGACATCGCAGCATCTTTTGCAACCGTCAATAACAACCTGTCTTCGATTGCTGGATACATCGATACAGAAGTGGCGGCGATCAAAGCAAAGACCGACAACCTCCCGGCTAAACCGGCAGCAGTTGGTGACATTCCGACAGCGGGAGCCATTGCCGACGCTGTTCTAGAAGAAAGCGTTGATGACCATGATGGAGTAGCTCACAGTCTTGCCAAGTACATCTCGATCATCAAGAAGGGTAACACCATTGTCGATGGGACGGTGACATCCGCCGCAACACCGACCACAACGAGCTTTTCGAGTAATGTGAACTACCCGACCGGTGCGTTCAAGCATGCTGTGATGCTGTTTCTCGATGGCAACCTATCCGAGCAGAACAGCCCGATCCTGACCTACACGAACGCCAACGGGGTGATCACTGTAGAGGAGGCGTTTACGCAGGCCCCGCAAGTTGGCGACAACTTCATCATCATTCCGACTACCCACGTACACGCAATCGCGGCGATTTCTTCGGCGGTATGGTCTGATGCGTCGGCAGACGATGCGATTCGATCCGCGCTGGGCCTTGCGACGAACAACCTCGATTCCCAATTAGCCGCTGCGCTGGTCCTGCAGAAGCTGGCGGCGAGCGGCGCGACCGGATCCGTGCAGGTGACCGACAACGGCAACGGGACCGCAACGCTGGTCTTTAAGGACACGAACGGAAGCACGACCCTGGCGACCGTGACTTACAACTACACGAGTGGCGCGAGAACGAGGGTAAGCTGATGGCGATCCGGATCGTTCCCTATTCGTTCATTGGTCCCGTCACCTGGATCCCGGATCCGGGCGAGGTGGCCGATGGTGTTGTGTACGGGCTATTCCTTGACTACGAAGGGACGGCGAGCATCACGCCGATCCCATCGCCTGTTGACTTTGAGCACAAGCTGTCGGTCGACTTCGAGGACGATTGGCAATGGATCGACGGCGTCGAGAATGCGGGCTTTGAGTTTGGGCCTGATCGCGAGTTCGCTGGAGCAACGCCAACGGCGCCGGGCGGAGGCGTAAAGGTTCTGCGCTGTAATCCGACGCACGACGAAAAGATCGTTGCGGCGGCTACCTCAGTGGGGTATGACGTCACGGATATGGTCTTTGTCATCTGGGCGGAAACGCTGAACGATGGAACGGATCCGATCGAGCCACTGCCAGCCGACATCCTCAAGTTGGAGGTCGATTGGATCATCAAGTCGGTCAAGCGTACGGTCGACTATTCCCAATGGCGATGCCTGTGCAGGCGATCCGCAAAGGCGGTCCGATGATCCCCAAGAGGTTCAAGGCAGAGGACGCGGTGAAAGTGTTCGGCGACTTTGCCGACGCGATGGAGTCCGCGCCGTTGGATCGCGTCTTCAATCAGATCGTCCCTAGGATCCATGATGCGATCGCGGACAACTTCATCCAGACGCGCAACAGCGCTTCCCAGATTTGGCCACCTCACGCGCCGGCCACGGTCGCGAAGTACGGGCCGCATCCGCTCTTGATTCTCTCCGGCAAGATGCTCAGAGCAGCGACCACGCGAGGCGCCGATGGGCAGACTGAGAACATCGGGCCGCGTGACCTCCGACTCGGGCTCACGGTTCCCTACGCAAAATACCAGCAGTTCGGGACTAGCCGCATCCCTGCTCGCGAGTTCTACTACGTCCACGAAGAGAAGTTGGAGAGTATCCGCGAGCCGTTTGAGGATCTATGTTTTGAGTTCCTGGTGGGGCGTTAATCTCGATGAGCTGTTCGGACCGTCGGAAGGCGTGCCGGTCACTGGCGACAATCAGCCGGAACCGGACGAGCCGCCAACACCACGCAAGAAGGGGCATCCGACGCACGCGAGACCTGGGAGCCACGAGAAAATCCGGGTGATGGCGTGGCGATTCGAAAACGGGATCCAGTTGTTTCACGAGAGGGATGCAGGGTACGACTATGACGTTGATGAGTCGCCATTGGGAAGTCTTGAACGCGATCCGCGACACACTCGCAGCGGACGCAGATTTAGATGGGTTCAACCCGAAGATCCAGAAGAAAGCCTATAACCGCGGAATTAGGTGGGAGCCGGGGCTATTCGTGGTCCCTGGATCCCGGACGGATCCTGTCTTCGAGAATCGGCGCGAGGAAGTGGGCTTGCAGTGCGTTGTCGTCTTCATCGAGCCGAAGGATAGCGACCTGACCGACGGGCTGGAGAACCACCTTGCGGTATCCGAGCGGGTGATGGCGATCTTCAAGAACAAGGCCCACGGGTACGCTCCCTATCCGCTCCGCCAACTGACGACGGCACTATCCGGCGATGACGCGATGACCTTCCAGCGGGTCGATGCTCAGCAGGGGCCGCAGTTCCCCGACGATCCGTTCAATTCTGGATATGATGTTTCGGCGGTGGTTGTGACCGTGTACGTCACCTATCTGCCGCGTGATTCCTCACAACTCGGAGTACCCGCACCATGAACAAGAAAGACCCGACGGTTCCAAAGGTCACGCGCGAGACCTTTGAAGGAGTCGCAGAATCTGCAACCAAGGCAGTCATCGACGGATGGTACTGGGGGACCAATCGAGGCCTGTCGATTTGGATCGCGGCTGGATCAGCAGAGGAAGCGCTGTCGATCCTGGGCGGGGGTGTCGTCGAGCCTGCGACGCGGTACCCGACACCCGGCGAAGACTACTTGATGCGGATCGATGGGATAATCGGACGGCAGGGCTGGGATCCTTGTAAAGTGATTGCCTAGCGGGATGATTGGGGGACGGAGGACCAACCGATGAGCCAAAGTTCCGTCTCCCGCGTCGTCGTCGCGGACAATGCTGCCCTTTCCACTAATCCAGTCGCTCTGTCGTTCCGGGAATGTTCCCTGGCCGGATCCCGGACATTCCTTCGCGAAGACGGCCATCGAGGGAGCCGTCAGCGTCGAAGCTGTCGCGCAAGGATTGCCACGGACACCTCCGCTGGATCAATCTCGGGCTACTTCGGGCCGACGGAGATTGACTGGATCTTGGGGCGCGTCGTTGGGTCGGTCGGTGGGTCGGCTGGCACCGGAACGTCCGGCGATCCGTGGCTACCGGCAGAAGCCCTGACCAAGTTCTACGCGGCGGTCGACAAGGTGGCCGCTAGGTACCTCTACGAAGTCTGGCCTACTACACTTGAGATCAGCGGATCGGAACAGCAGTACGTCAACTGGAATCTCAGTTGCACCGGCAAGGCGGAGACGGTCTATAGCTCCTCGTGGCCGACGACGGCTTACACTTGCGAGAGTGCTTTCCTGTTCTCGGACGCGACGTTCACCTACAATTCGACTGCCTACAAGATCAAGTCATTCCGACTGAATATCGATAACGTAGTCGACGATCAGAACTTCCAGAACGCCATCACTCCGGCGGACTTCGAAGCGCAAGACCTCGCGGTGACTCTCGATCTGGAGTGCGTGTTCAACTCGGACAATCTCGCGCTGTATCGCGCGGCTCTCGCTGGTGCTGCGGCGTCGCTTGCGATCAGTGATGGGACCACAACGTACACTTTCGCATTCGGCAACGCGAAGATCCCGAACGCGGCGCCAACGATTCCCGCGAGTGGCCGGATTACCTTCCCCGTGCAACTCGAGGCGTATCGCACCTCGACGATGAGCAGCCCTGCGGCATCAGACGCACAACTGAGAATGTGGAAGGCGTAATCAGTTGCCCACGGCAGGCAGTCGGGTACGATAGGGGGGAGCTTCGGTTCCCCCTTTTTTGTTTGGAGTGAGCAATGGAACGACAGGTCAGCGATTGGCGACAGAACATCATCCGCGACGGAGTGGAGCAGACGGCATACATCGCGGAGAAGGAAGGCATTCACGGTCATCTATGGTTCGCGTTTCGTCCGATCCTCGGGGCTGATGCAGAGCGGTATGCGGCTCAAGTGAAGAACGCGATCTTCGCGGACCCACAACGCGGCTACAAGCTGGTCGTCGAGATCGTCGCGTCGCATCTCACCAACTGGAGCGAGGATGTTCCACACTCAAAGGAAATCCTGCTCTGTCTCAAGAAGGCCCTGCTCTATGACATGTACTACATCATGCGTGGCGAGAAGGCGTCTGACACGTTAGAACAGCCGAAGACCGGAGACGAGATCCTGGGAAAATCCTGACGGCCGTCCGGAATCGCGCGCTCCATCCGAAAGTCGCATTCCGTAAGTGTTCCGACTGCCGGCGCTGGATGTTCGACGAGGAAACCGGAAAAGTGATGGTCGACCG